AACTTATTATTAAAATAATAGAATTAGAGTAACTTATTTAACTAATCAGTAAAAATATTTAGTTTAAAAATATATATATTATATATTATAATGAATACTTATTTTACAGCTTTGACATGTAGTACTATGAATACTAGATTAATGTATTTTTTAGCCTTTATAATTTGTTTAACATTTGGATTTTTTATTGGTAAAAAAATGCAAGAAAAACAAGATGAAAAAAAATAAATTATAAAAATAAATATTATTTATATTAATAATATTTATTTTTAAACGGAGCTAATAAAGTATTCGCATCAGTTAAAACGGAGCTAATAAAGTATTCGCATCAGTTAAAACGGAGCTAATAAAGTATTCGCATCAGTTAAAACGGAGCTAATAAAGTATTCGCATCATTTGCACTAACATTTAATAGACTAGTAAACTCGTTCATAATATTATTACTTTCATATACTTCTTTTGTATCTAAATTTACAGATTGACTGTGTCTATAAGGACCTTCATAAACAGATGACATGTCAAATGTTTTTTTAACTTCATTTTCGATCATATCTTGTTCTTCTTTTGTTAATCTAGAACACCAATTAATTTTTTCTCTATCAATCATTTGTTTTCTTCCAGTTTCATTATAACAATTTCCTAATTTATTTATTGATGCTCTATCATTTTCTAATTGTGTAACTAAATTTACAGTCCCAGATACAGGTCCAGACTCAAAAGCCGCTGAAAATGTTGGAGATGATTGATTTAATAGTGGATTTTCAAATACATTTGATGATGTATTAATTGGTTCAGGATTACAATATTGTGAAGATAAATTATCAATCATTATTTTTTCTTGAGTAAATTTTTTGCATGAATCTAAATAATAATTTGGATCATGGGGCATAAAATTTTCATACATAATATTTTTAAATTGACCCATTACAAAATATAATATAATTCCAATTACTAATATTATCAATAATGTATTATTCATTTATAATATATATTATATAAATATTTTAAAATATTTTTAATCTTTTAATCTAATATTATTATCGTAATTTAAAATAAACCAATCAACTGTTTTAGAGATTCCATTTTCTATATTCGTAAATTTAAAATTACTATCTTTATTATTTATTAAATCTATTAATTTATTTGTACAAACTGTTTTTTTATATTGGCCATCTGCGTAATTATTATCAAAAATTACTCTATCAGAATAATTTAACTTTTCTGCAATAAATCTGGCAACATCACCAATACTTACTTCTTGATGTTCAGGCACTGATAAAATAATATTATCTTGATCATAATTTTCTAAAACAAGCATTATTAATGTTGCTAAATCTTCTGAATAAATAAATTGACGTAATGGTTTACCACTTCCTCGTACAATAAAATCTTTATTTTCTTGTTTGGCCAAATAACATTTATGAATAAGTGCTGGCAAAACATGTGCATTTTCAAGATCAAAATTATCATTAGGACCATATATATTTGTTGGTGTTACACAAATAAAATTATCTCCGTAATTTTCTCGATATGCTTTACAATGAATTTCTAACATACGTTTTGCATACGCATATGCATCATTAGAATGATGTGGTGGTCCATTATGCAACATTGTTTCAATTATTGGATAAAATACAATATTAGGAAATATGCAAGTTGATAGGCATGCTATTAATTTTTTAACTTTAAAATCATGAGCTAGTTTGATAACATTATAATTTATCATTAAATTTTTTTCTAACATATCTACTTTACAATTCATATTTTTATACAAACCACCAACATATGCAGCTAAATGTATAACATAATCTGGTTTGTATTTATCAAACATATTTTTTGTTGATTCGAAAATAGATAGATCATAATCTTTAGATGAAATAAATACAAAATTATATTTTTCATAGTTACTAGATATATTTTTAAATGCATTACCAACTAATCCACTACCACCAGTAACTAATATAGTTAACATATTTAATTATATATTTTATATAATTAAATAATAAATAAACTTAATTATTTATTATTTAATTGCTTATTTTGATATATCCAAATAAACACAATAATTTATTTATAGATAATTCATTTAATAATATTTTAAATTGCGTATACATATCTGTTTTAGCAATTTTATTATAATTATAAAATATATTATTAAAACAATAATTATATATTGATAAATTATTGTTTATCTCATTCATTTCTTCAATATATTTTTCTATTTTTTCTAAATATATTTGTTCAATATCAATAATTCTTATTAAATAATATTTAATTTTATCATAATAATTATACAATGCAGTTATAACATTGTTTTTAATATTTTGTTTAATATCATCTGGAATAACTATAAAACATATAATTTTATTAATTCGTAAACTATTATTAATTATTTTTGATATTATATTTGAATCTTTTATTAAATCTAATAAAGCATACAATATAAAGTTAATTTCGGTTTTACTACAATCAATATCATCATACTTGATTTGAATAGCTTCTAGTTTTTTAATTATCTTGTTATATATAATATTATCTGAAATATCACATATTATCATTTATTATTATATTATAATAATATTATAATAACATATTTCAATTTTTAAATTTAATACAAAAAATTGAAAAAAAAAGTGTTTATTATACTTTTGTTGATAATTTGTACTTAGTCAAGATGATCACCGTTAAGACCTTGAACGCCAACACCAACACTTTCGGCACCATGTCTACCAATTTTTACCCTACAGACATGGATATAGCTAAAGGGATCGTTTTGATGCAATGCAGCGCTCTGCTGCCACTCAATACCATCTAACGATGGTTTAAATGGACAGTAATTAGCTCGGCCCCTGCAGACATTATTATTATAAAAAGTCTTGCGAGACTCATAATTATAATGTTATTGATTATCGCAAGATAATCAAGCCAAGTGAACAGAAAAATCTGCGCGAATCGCAGTAAATACTAATATAATATATTATATTAATAATTTTGATAATTTAAAAAATTGAAAAATTAATTTTATGCAATAACTCTGTTTAGAATTTGTACCTTTACTGGAACAGAATAACTCAAGCTTACTCAAGCTTACTCCCACTTTTCACACAATGTCGACCTCTGGCCACTTTTTTAATATTAAAAGTGTATATAATATAATTCCCTTGCAGGGCTTACAGTAACATTTGTGAGCATGGCACCTGCAAGGCATCAAATATTTAATAGCACAGTCTTGCGAGACTAATTAATAAATGATGTTATTGATTTATCGCAAGATAAATCAAGCCAACTAAACATAAAAATCTGCGCGAATCGCAGTAAATACTAATATAATATATTATATTAATAATTTTGACAATTTAAAAATTGAAAAAAAAAGTATTTACATTATGCATTATAGATGTTAGGTACTATTTAATTTAAAGTATTTTTGCGAAGATACAATTAAATAAAAAGCAGACTCGCGAATCGAGCAAAAAAAAAATTAAAGTGTAACTGTGTTTCAGTGTTTCTGGAATGTATGTGTGTGATCATGCATTTGTCGTGCGTGTATATGTAAAAAAATATATTTTTTTACATTTTAAATTGTTATTACTTTATAAATATAAGAATTGCCTAGTTCTTATATTTAAAAAAAATTGAAAAAAAAAGTATTTACACACTGTTCTAAATCAATAATACCACAACGTTATATAGATTATCTTGCGAGATAAAATAATTTTGTAAAATTAAGAATATATAATATCTTGCGAGATATATATTTTTAAAAAATTAAAATAGTGTATAGGTCTTTCCAGCGTTACTGGAATGTTTATTTGTGATTGTGCATTTGTTTTGCACGTATATGTAAAAAAATATATTTTTTTTCATATTAAAATTTTTGTATTACTATTACTATTACTATTACTATTACTATTACTATTACTATTACTATTACTTTATAAAAAATACTATAATCTCTATGAACAATAAATAAATCATAATAACTGTATAATTTTTATTAAAAAAATTGAAAAAAAATGTTTTTGTTATACCCTTTCATAATTACTAATACTCTAGAATTATAGTCTTTGCGAGGACCAATTCTAAGGTATCATTTTTACAAAATATTTTTAAAATTAATTTAAAAATTGGAGAAGTAAAAATGTAACCATATCTTGCTCGTAACCGAGCAAAAAAATAAAGTATTTTCAGCGTTGCTGGACTGTTTGTTTGTAATCGTGCATTTGTTTTGCGCGTATATGGAAAAAAATATATTTTTTTTTATATTAATAAATTCAATCAAAATAACTAACTAATTCTTCAAATATAATTTTATATTCCTATCTTAGATCTTTATAATTAATAATATATTATTAATTGTATTATCTATTATTTAATTATCTCTTTAATTTTTTGTTATTATTCTTTTGTGTTTCTGTGCAACATGTATTTAACTTTCTATTCCCATAACTAATATAAGGTTCTTCATCTAAAAGTTGTTGCAGAGATGTTTTTATAATATTTCCATCTGTGTCTGAGTAATATATTTTTCTAATTCTATAACCCTTTTTGGGTGCTAGTGTATTCATCATTACTAAACAATGCCAACAAGGACGAGAATTAGCAAGACGTGTACTACTTTTATTTACTCGGACCACAACTATATCCAGTATCTTTAAAATGTTGTGATGCTGGGCAAGACACCAAAGAATTTACCAAGGCAGCCTCGGCATGAATTGATGTATTTGGGCGAATACTATTTTGCCCAATATTCTTACCATTTGTGGTGCAGCACACATGATTATAATCACCAGCTGTATACTTTTGCCTTTGATTTAAAACCCGTGCCAGTAGCCGTTGTATCTGCTTTGACATTTTTACGCTTGTTACAATTACTTGACAGTTACTTGACAGTTACTTGTTACTTGTTGCTTGTTGCTTGTTGCTTGTTGCAGTTGCTTGCTTGTTATAGTTGCTTGCTTGCTTGTTGCTTGTTACAGTTACTTGACAGTTACTTGTTGCTTGTTGCTTGATTGTTGCTTGCTACAGTTACTTGTTACAGTTACTTGTTACAGTTACTTGTGCAAATTATATAAATTAGTTAATATGTTATTTATTTTTCAATTTTTAATTTACATAAAGTAATATTAATAATACTATTAATTATGATAACATGTTATTTAATGGGTGGTTTAGGTAATCAATTATTTCAAATTTTCACAGTAATTGCATATTCTTTAAAATATAAAATACCGTTTGTTTTTTCACCTACTATGTCTATACATGAAAAAAGACATCATTATTGGGATACATTTTTATTAAATTTAAAACCATTTACATTAAAATATAGTTCTTGTCATGGTTTTGATGTATATAAGGAAGAAAATTTTAATTATAATGAAATTCCTGTTCATAATAATGATCAACATTTGCTATTATATGGTTATTTTCAAAGTTATAAATATTTTGATGAACAATTTAATGATATTATTAAATTTATAAAATTAGATACAATTATAAATACACTTTTAGAGAAAATACAAATTAATCAAAAAAGTTTTGATCAAAACTGTATTTCAATGCATTTTCGGTTAGGTGATTATAAGAATTTACCAGATCACCATCCAATATTAAAAGAAGAATATTATGAAAAATCACTACAATATATAACTGAAAAAACTAGTATTCAAAATTATAATGTATATTATTTTTGCGAAAGTGAAGACAATGATACTGTATTATTTATGATTAATAATTTAAAAAAAAAATTTAATGAATTAGAATTTATTAAAGCAGATGATTCTCTTTCTGATTGGGAACAAATGCTAATAATGTCATTATGTAAACATAATATTATTGCAAATTCATCATTTTCATGGTGGGGTGCATATTTAAATAAAAATCAAGAAAAAATAGTATGTTATCCATCTACATGGTTTGGATCTAAACTAAGCAATGATACATCTGATATGTTTCCAAATGAATGGATAAAAAATTGAAAAAATAAAACTATACAATCTTCAATTTAAAATTTAAGTACTAGTACTGCTAGCAAACATGATATATATCTTGATTGTACTAATTGCTGTCTTGGCGATTATTGTCAGCCATGTGAGATTTTCCTCCAAAAAGAAAGTAACTGTGTTGATCATTGATGCGCAAGTAGATTTTCACCCAGGAGGTTCACTTGCTGTTCCGGGAGCAGATAAAGATTCTCAGGGCATTGCAGACTTATTCTGGACGTGCCCCAAAGAAATTACCGATGTGTTTGTTACTTTGGACACCCACCATCCTGCCCACATCGGTCATGCGCGTTATTGGGTCGACAAAGCAGGCAAACATCCTGATCAATTTACGGTCATTTCGAATGCTGACATTAAAGCTGGAAAGTGGAAACCTGTGGATCGTTCTCAACAGGAGTGGGTAGAGTTTTACTCCAAGAGATTGGAAGAAAATGGGCGATTCAAGATAACCATCTGGCCCGATCATTGCTTGATTGGTACTGAGGGCCATAAACTTGTCCCTAACATCAAGCAAGCCTTGCACTTTTGGGAGCAGACAACAGGCAAGCGAGCAATCATTGTTGAAAAAGGCATGAACAACAATACCGAGATGTACTCGATCATTGCGGCAGAGGTGCCGGATCCAAATGATCCGACAACTCACAGAAACCAAGCCCTCATCAACCAGTTACTACGTGGTGATATCCTCGTTATTTGCGGGGAAGCCTTATCGCACTGTGTTAATTTCTCACTGCGCGACATTGTCAAGTATTTGACACCCGAGCAGATTGCACGCATCTATCTTGTGCGTGATGGTTCATCACCTGTTGCAGGCTTTGAAGCTGATGCTGAAAAGTTTTACACAGATATGGCTGCCCTTGGGGTGAATGTGGGGACGTTTGCCGAGCTCAAAAAGCGTCTTGCTTAAATGCAAGACCAATGTGTTATTAGAGCAATTTTGTATAGGAGCTCTTATTTTTTGTTAAGTAATATTTATCATTTAACAAAAAATTGAAAAAATAAATATATACATCATTCATTGTAAAAGTAATTGCACTTTGAGCATCACAATGAATAGTCGGGCTGTTCATAACGCAGTATGCGTTATAACACTTGTGTTTTTTTTTGGCTTGGTTGCATTTTTCAGCACAATCGGTGCTATCATGCTGTTGCTAGGAATATCCGCACAAGTATTCCATACTTTTGTTGGTGCTACTATTTTTGTTATCATGCTTTTCGCATTTATGCGAACAGTACAGCGTGATTTTTGCAGATAAAGTATTAACGTGTTATTGTCTATAGACCTTTTGTTATTTAATATTATAATATTAAACTAAACATTAAAAATAGAATTAATATTTTTAATTAAATTAATTTTATCTTTAACTAAATTCAAATTAATTTTTTTTATATATTTATTAGGATTACTTACAATATCCATAATTAATAATATATCATCATTTTCATTTCCAGATAATTTAATTACTTGTTCTGGAAAATAATTATCTATATTATGACAACCGAAATATATTGGTGTTGTAGAAGTTAATAATGTATTTGTAATTTTTTCAGAAAAATATTCATTTAATTGATAATTTTCAATGCAAATATGAAATTTATAATCTAAATATGGTTCTGTTTCAGTAAAATTTCCTTTTATTCTGTCATCATTAATAATATCATAATATATACAACCTCTACCCCAAATATCTATTGGTAAATTATTTTCTAAAATTTTTTTAACTAATTTGTGACGATATAAATGACCAAAAGCATAGATTTTTTCAGATATTATTATTGACATTAATTTTGGTTTAAAAGCGATACTTTTTAATGGAGTAATATGCCACATGTATCCATGATGTTCAATAAAAGGCAATGGCAATTGTAATTGTAAATTATTTTTGTCACCTATATAATATTTTGAAATATTTTTTATTGCATAATTAATAAATTCTTGTGATAAATTTAAAAATGCAGGTGGTTCAAATGCTAATCCAATAACTCTTTCTTTTGGTATATTTAAAGTAGGCATGGCGCAATTGATTATAATAGCATGCGTAAAATCATCATTTACTGTAAATTTTATAGTTTTGTTATATTCAAAAATATCAGATGCTTCACATAATCGTTCATATACATCTTTACAATTTTTAGAATCACAAAAACTAGAAAAAAACTTAATTATCATTAATATATATGCTTAAATAATATTTAAATAATAAATAATATTTTATTTATAATGTGTGATAGAATTTGTAAAACTTTATTTATTAATTTAGAATCTAGACCAGATAGACTTAAACATGTTACACAACAACTAGAAAGTATTGGAATATCTGGTGAAAGATTTAATGCAATAAAATTAAAAAATGGTAGAGTTGGTTGTTCTATGTCGCATTTAAAATGTTTAGAACTTGCAAAAAAAAATAACTGGGATAATGTTTTTATCTGTGAAGATGATATTACATTTACTAACCCTGAATTATTTAAAAATCAATTATTAAAATTTTTAGATAATGTTAATGGATGGGATGTAATTATTGTAGGTGGTAATAATATGCCCCCACATCAAATATTAGATGATTTTTGTATTAAAGTTAGTTATTGTCAAACAACAACAGGCTATATAGTAAATAAATCATATTATGATACTTTAATTACTAATTTTAAAGAAGGGATTACAAATCTATTACGAAATCCTGATAAACATATTATATTTGCAATTGATAAATTTTGGATATCTTTACAAAGAACAGATAATTGGTTTATGATTACTCCACCAACAGTTACACAATATGAAAATTTTAGTGATATTGAAGATAGAATAACAAATTATAATTGGCATATGTTAGATATTAATAAAGAAGAAGTCATTAAAAAATATATGGAATCACTTAAAGAACATCAATAAAAAAATTTTCAGTTATTAAATGCAATAAATTAGTTTTATATTTTTCGTCTAAATATAAACCAATAGCATAATCTTCAAAATATTCACTTTTAATTTCATTATATTTTGTTAATAAATTTAAAACAGCATTAGTTGATAAAAAATAAAAACGACCATTACAATAACAAGTTTTTTTCATATATATATTGTTTGGTAATTCTGGATGTACTAAATAATATGTAGACATATGTGGTTTAATTTGTAGTGAATAACCACCATAATCATTACAATTTTTATTTATTAAATTAATAACAATTTCAAAAAATTTTATATTTTTTAAATGTTGATCATCATCTGTTTTAAATACATATTTAAAATCATAAGTTTCTTGAATTGCTTTATATGCAGCTATAACTTTATGTGGTAAAGATATATAATCATCTAAAGTTTTAACATATAATATATTAGTATCAAAAAGATATTCAGTAGTTAATTCCATATCACCAATTATATGAAAGTAAATAATATTACTTGGTAATTCTTTTAACCAAGTCTCTTTTTGTTTATCAGCTTTATGTTTATATTTTTTGCAATTCAAAATAAGTAAAATATAATCTTGTTTAATCATTTATATATAAACGATTACTTAATTATTTAAATATAAAATTATTATATTTAATATATTTAATTATTGTATTAATGAATTGTCTTATTAATAACAATTATATTATTGGAAAATATATTAATTTAGATAGCAGAACTGATAGAAGAGATTTTATTGAAAATAATACCAAAAAATATAACTTATTTTCTAATATTGAAAGATGTAAAGCAATTGAATGTGAAACTGGTGGAATAGGATGCTCATTATCTCATATAAAATTATTAAAAGAATTAAAAGATATTGATACTGATTTTGTTATGATAATAGAAGATGATTTATATATTATTGATAGTAATAAATATAATGAATTTGAAAAAAGTTTTGAAAAAATTAAAATGTCAGATGATTGGGATGTTATTTTATTAACACCACGAGGTCTTACAATAGATGATGAATCTATAATAATGAAAGAAAATAATTTTAAAAGAATAAAAGATAGTCAAACAGCAACGGGATATATTATAAAAAAACATATGTGCGATAAATTTATAAATAATTTTACAGAATCAGTTACAAATTTATTAAATACAAAAAATTATAGTGAATATGCATTAGATCAATATTGGAAAAAAATGCAAACAGAATATAAATTTTATTATTATAGTAGTATATTTGCAGGACAGTTGCCAGGTTGGTCAGATATTGAAAAAAGACAAGTTAATTACAATCAACGTTTTATAGATCAAGAAAAATATTAATTATTACGATTAATAATTAATATTAATATTATAAATAGTATATATTAATGAATATTATAATACCATTAGGAGGTAAAGGTGAAAGATTTTTTAAAGAAGGTTATATATTACCAAAACCATTAATAAAAATTTTTAATAAACCAATTCTATTTTATTTATTAGATAATTTAAATTTAAAAGATGGAGATAAAGTTTTTATATTTTATAATATTTATTTAGATAATTATGATTTTTCTATAATTATTAAAGATAAATATCCATTTATATATTTAATACCTATTAATATTCAAACATCTGGAGCAGTTCATACATTATTATTAGGTTTAAATGAAATTAAAAGTGATGTAAGTAAAACAATATTGTTAGATTGTGATACTTATTTTACAGATGATATTTTACAAAAATTTAGAGATATATCTACTAATGCGGTATTCTATTCTATTAAAGAAAATTCAAAACCAATATATTCATATATTAAATTAGATGAAAATAATAAAATTATAAAAATTGCAGAGAAAGTAAAAATTTCTGATAATGCAAATATTGGTTCGTATGCATTTATGGATATTGAAATATTAAAAAAATATTGTAAATATGTTATTACTAATAATATTAATTTTAAAGGAGAACCATATACATCATGTCTAATTGCAGAAATGTTACAAAATCATGAATTTTATGGAATTGAAGTAAATAATGATTATATATTTTCTCTGGGAACTCCTACTGAAGTAAAAATATATATTGATAAAATATATTGTTTTTTATTTAATTTAGATGGAACATTGGTAATAACTGATAAAATTTATTTTGAAATATGGAGTACAATATTACATAAATTTAATATAGAATTAACAACAGAAATGTTTAATACATTTATTAAAACAATGGATGATACATATATTATTAATACTTTACTACCAAATATAACAATTGAAGAAAAAATAGAAATATCTTGCTTAAAAGATACATTATTTAAAAAAAATATTAATAATATTAAAATAACAGATGGAGCAATTGAATTTATTAAATTAATTAAACAAAAAGGACATTTATGTAGTATTGTCACAAATTGTAGTCGAAATATTGCAGAATTAATAATTAAATCAATTAAGATTGATCAATATATTGATCATTTGATTATTGGCAATGAATGTGATAAAACAGATCCATATTTAAAAGCAATTAAAAATTATGATATATCAATAAATAAAGTTTTTATATTTGAAGATTTAAAAATAGGTTTATTAATTGGAAAAAGTGTTAGTCCAAAATGTCTAATAGGTGTTGAAACAAATTATAATAAAAATGAATTAATTAATTCTGGTGCTAATGTAACTATTAAAAATTTTAAAAAAGTAAATATACTAGATTTAATAAATTATAATAATATTGATATGGATAAATTAATATCGTATATTAAAAAATCAGTAAATATTGAAGATATTCAAGATATAATTATTGATAACACAAAACTTAAATGTGGATTTATATCAGATGTAATAGCAGTTGAAATAATTACAAGTGTAAAAATAATTAAATGTGTATTAAAAATAGAAAATATAAATAAAACAATGTTATCAGATATGGCTCAAAAATTAGATTTATATGAAAGAGAAAATTATTTTTATGAGACAATATCAAAATATACAAAAATAAAAATACCAAAATTTTATTGTTTAATTAAGGATGAAGATTTTAATACAATAGGTATTTTATTAGAAAATTTAAATGATAATTATGTATTCAATTTAAATCTTAATACTGAAAATATTAATGTGTCTCTTCAAGTAATTGAAGATATGGCTATTTTTCATAGTCAATTTTGGAATAAAAATTTAAAACATATATTTCCTTTATTGCACAAACATAATGATCCTATATTTAATCCAGTTTGGTTAAAATTTATAAATGATAATAGTGTTAGATTTTTTAATAAATGGAAACAAATTTTAAGTGCAAAACAATTAAATTATGCAATTAAAATCATAGAAAATTTTTCAGATATACAAAATGACTTATCTACTGATAATTTAACTTTATGTCATGGTAATATAAAATCATCAAATATATTCTATGAAATAAATACTAATAGAGCATCTTTTATAGATTGGCAATATATTGTAATTGGTAAGGGAGTTCAAGATTTAATATTTTTTATTATTGACAGTTTTGAAACAACAAATATTGATTTATTATATCCAATATTTAAAAATTATTATTATAAAAAATTATTAGAAAATGGTATTTTAAATTATTCATATGAAACTTATGAAAAAGATATCTATAATGCAGCTTGTTTTTTTCCTTTTTTTGTTGCAATCTGGTATGGTACAGCTGATAATGATGAATTAACTAACAAAAATTTTCCACAATTTTTTATTAAAAAACTATTTTATTTTTATGAAAAATTTATTTTTTAATTTTTTATTAAAAATTTATTTTTTAATTTTTTACTAAAATGTTGACAATTATTTGTATATAAATTCATATTACAATCATATAAATTAAAATCATCTAAAAATGTTTTTATCTCAATGTCATTAATATTATTATAACACTCATTACTTAATTCTTGCGATTTATAAATATCAATATTATTCATTTTGATCCACTCATTTATAATATTATTATCTAAATTTATATCTATGCTTTTATCTATATTTGATATTGTTCTAAATCTAACTTGAGCTGGTATATTAATACCGAGTAATAATTTACATAAATTATCTATATTTTGGTTGATAGGAGATAAATCGATAGTATGTATATCTTTATCATTTGATAAAACAACAACATGATGTAATTTTAATTCAGGCATAAAAGATAAAATTGCAGTGTTAATTACATGCATTTTAAATGCATTTAGCTTAATTACTGAAAAAAATAATAATATTATTTTAAAAAGATTCATTAATATTAGTTAAATAATATTATTTAATAATATTATTATTTATAATAAATTCATATAGTGTTGGTGGTAAATATAAACAATTATTTATATCTGGATTATCAATACACCATTTTTCTAATGCTCTTATTTTTGCAGTTTTTTCTATATATTTAGAATGATCTTCATTTAAAATATATAAATATCCATAATTATATAATATTTCATGTCTTTCTGTTCTATATTCATGTTTATAAGTTGTATATTTAGATAAAAAATTCATTTCAATCATAAATTCAACTATATCATTAACATCACCAATATCATATTTAATAAAATCAATATATAGTTTTGAGTCATCATTATATTCTAATCCATTTTCATTTAATCTAGAAATAAGATATTTTTTTCTTTCATTACGATTTACAATATATTCAATATCATGTTCATTTTCAATATCTTCTGGTTCAAAAGAGATATTATTACTAGTTAATAAATTAATTAAATTATTTTTTCTATTTTCTTTTAATTGTTTATTAAATTCTTTTTTTTGAATTGTTTTTAACTGTTTTAATTTAATTTTTAATAAATATGAATATTCTGAACCATATTTATTATATGCACATTTTTTGATATCTGTTAATTTATATAATTTAATAATAGTACGATGATAAATTCTATGTGGATATTGTTCATAATTAAAATTTTTTAGATCATTGTCAGTTAATCCGTATTTTTCCATAGCAATAGTTTTTAATATTCTTTCTTGTTTTTCCTGTCGATATAAAAATCTAGCATTATCTGTTATTTTAAATGTATCATAAAATTTTTTACAAACTAAAGCAATTTTTAAATTATTTAAATTATACTGTGCAAAAGTTGTAAATTTATCTTTTAAGTGTAGATAACTATTTATTAATGATAAACATTTTATGTCTAATTTATCAAAATTATTGCTTTTATTTTTTGAATATTTAGTAATCTCATTTTTATAATCATTAAAATTTAAATTTTTATAAAAATATACTTTATTAATTAAATTGTTGTTGGTATTATTATTTAATAAATTATTAATATTGTTCATGCTATTAAATTAGTAAATAAAATAATAATAATAATATTTGCATAATATATATGTTAGATATTAGATTAGGGTTTACAGAAACTGCTATATTATTTTATTATTATTTAGATATTAATAATATATATACTAATGAAGAAAAAATAGAACTATATAAATTTAAACAACATGATAAAATTAAATGGTTTTATACAACATCTGGATTTTATGATAAAGAAATAATTAGTAATTATTATGATGCAGATGTTGATGTATGTTTAAATTCAAAATGTTATAATGATTATATGACTAATTTATTACAAATTTGTATAAAGTCAACTATTGTAAGACTATGTTTTTATGACATTGATAAAAAATTAGAAATTCACATAAATGAATTTTTAAAATTATTATCTTCAAAAAATGCAATAGTAACTGGTGGATGTTATTTAGAACCTTTAATTTACTTAATTGATAATAAAAAAGTATTAATAATAAATCCAATGGCTTCGCTTATTTGTGAACAATATAATAATAATAATGTTAGATTAATCCATCAAAATTTTCCATTTGTTAAAAATATTATATTTTATGATAATCCATATACATTTTTTAATAATGGACCACATAATAATTCATTTGAAACTATTCACAAAATATGTACAGATATTTCATTATTAGATTTTGATGTTGCTGTTATTTCATGTGGTTCTATTTCATCTTTTATAGGTCATTATATTAATTTTGAATTAAATAAAGATTGTTTGATTTATGGTCGAATGCTTTCACAATTTTTTGGTATAGATAAAAATAACATAGATAAACCTGGATGGATTACTGTACCAGATAAATATAAACCTTTAGGATATGAAAAAATAGAAGGTGGGTGTTATTGGTAAAATTTTGTTAATAAAAATTAATAATTAAGAATTAATATTATCAATAATATCAAATACATTTGACCAAGACCAATGGCGACATTGCTCATTAGATGTTTCAACATTTTCATCAATTGTTAAATAATGTACAAAAACATTATTTATAGATAATTTATTTATTTCTTCTTTATCAATTGTAAATGAAAAATTATATATTTTACATTCAAATGGTGGTATTAAAATATGAAGATAATAGATACATTGAGGATTAATATTTTTAATAAATTTATCAAATAAATTTATTTCATCTAAATTTGGTATATAAATTTTTGTATCTGGTAATCTAAAATTATAATTACAATCTACTAAATGTATAAAATGTATTTTTTCATTACTTAAAATATGTGATTTTAAACGTTGTAATCTTCGATTATATTTTTCTAAAAAAGTTGGTAATTGTTCATCATATGATTCATTTGCGTTTATATCATGTAATGTATCAAAACGAAGATTACAATGATTAACTTCTCGATGATTAAAGCATTTTAATTTTGTATCATAAAAGTCTGTTGCAATAAGTGGTTTATCTATATTTTCAATAAAATATAATATTGAACTAAAATTTGTAAAAACCCAATCAAACATATTTGATTCTAAAGTATCGCAATTTAAAAATCTTTGTATAGCTTCTCTTACTTTACATGAATTTCCTAAAGATATTATCATAAATAAATATATATATATATTTATTTTTTAATTTTTAACATATAACTATACTTGACTCAATTGTTTGACGAAGAGATAGCATCATTGCTTATAGCATCATTGCTTATAGCATCATTGCTTATACCAGCAGCAATATTAACAAGATTGCTTGCAACCCCTCTGATAACATTCTTTGTCTCATCTAAAAGTCTTTCAAAATCGGATTGCAAAACTGACATGCGAGTTGCATCAAAATGGTATGCGGGATAACCCTCCATTCTCATAGTTGTGATATTTGCAGCACATGCTTGGAGTTTTGCTAAAGGAGGTGCATCTAAAACTAATATGCACATGTTAATATAGTCAGCTGTCTTATAATGAGCTTCATCTAAATCGGCCATATTAAGTGTGCAAAGTGTACATTAATTATAGTAGAATACAGAAATATTTTTTTTTTCAATTTTTTATAATTTAACATAATTATTTTGCTTCTACAATAAATACAAATATATAACACATTTTATTTTTCTTCTGCTTCAACCATAGATGCAAATAAAGGACAAATTTGTCTTAAACCATTATAATATTTTTGATTTGCATTAATAGTTAATTTTTTAATTTTATTATGTATTTTATCTAATTGTTCACTACATAGAACTAAATCATTAGAAAGATCACAAAACATTTGAATATCAGTAGGTTTTCTAAATTGACTATCTAATTCTATTTTTTTTCTTAAATTATTTGCTACTCTAGTTTTATATTCAATAATACTATATGCAGTTGTAAGAATTTTATTACATCTTTCAATTTCTAATTTACGTTCTTGTTGTAAAGTAATTACAAAGTTTTCTACTTTACAAAAATAGCATCCATCTTTACAAAGCCATAACTTTTTTTTATTTATAGAAATATCAAAATATGAAGCTGGTAATAATTCAATGGGAAGTGTAAGTGGTTGAAAAGACATTATAATTTAATAATAAATATATTAGTACACATAATATATTTATTTCAATTTTTATAGAGTAATTGATTTAATAAAATTCCAAATATTATCTTTTGGATCATTTTCTTTTAAACTATGAAATACACCAAATATTAAACTTTTAGTTACAGCAGTTAAATAATTAATATTTAGATTTTTAGTTCTACATTTTTTAATAAAATATTCTTTAAATTTATTTATATATTCATAATCAATAAAATCATTATGTAAAATTAAATCATAACCTAAAATAGATTGATAAATTTTACCATAATCATAATACATATCACCATTTATAGTTAATTCAGTATATACTTTACCTTTCATATCTAAAAATTTTAATTGATTATCATAAGTTAATAATATATTTGAAAACCAACAATCACCATGTATAATACTGACTATTTTACTATTATAATACTTTTCTAAATTTTCTAAAATATTATCAAAAACAATTGTAGCATCATCAAAATAATAATCATTTTTATTAAATCGTTCATTTAATTTATCAAAATAATTTTTTTTAATAAGTGAATCATTTATGCTAATATTATAATTACATGAATGAAATAAATCAATCGTATCTAATAAATTATCAATATGTTTAGTTGTTAATGTTTTATTTTTATATAAATAGTACAAAGGTACACCTTTAATATGTTCTAATTTTAATTCAATAGATTCATCAATTTTATTATAACTTATTAGTTGTGGAAAATATATTTTTAATTCATCTATTATATTTTGATAAAAATATAATTCACCCTTAATGAAATTAGATGGTCCAGTTTTATAAATATAATTTTGCTTCTTTTCAATTATATTGTATTTATTATTTTCTATTTTATTTAATATGTATTCATTATCAGAATTAAATATACCAAAAAGTGAAATATTATTATAATATGGATTTAATGCTCTATCATCAATATAAATATCTGCTATTGGTTTTCCAAAAATAATTTCATCATAATATATATCTAAATTTTCTAAACTTGTTAAAGTTATCATTGCAATATCTTTCATTACTTTACCTATATTTGATTTATGAGTTAACATTCGTCTAGCAGTGTAAATAATAATTTCATGACCATCTTTTTTTAATTTATTTAATAAATCAATATTTTTTGTAATCGGTTTAACTGAAGAGTAATCACCGGGAATAGTTGGATAACTAACTAATGTGTTATCTAAATCAAAACATATACGTAATTTTGTAATTTGTTTAGATGTAGAATATAATACAATTTTATCATATGAATCTAAATGAATACTATTATTGATTAATATAGGTTTAATTATTTCATTTTTTTCAATTAATAATTTATAAATTTGTGAAAAATAAAAACTATTATTTTTTTGAATTAATTCTTCAGCTAGTTGAATGAAAACATTTTTATTAATAAAACCATATAAACCACAACAATAATAATCTGAAATTTTATTCTTTTCTTCGATATTAATAATTTTATTATCTTTGATTGTTATAAAAGAATTATTTGTTTTAATGTTATATTCATTTAATTTAATAGTACTGTAAAATAAAAAATTACTATCATTTACTGTACTAGGAATATTTGTTATATCATGTACTGAATCATTATCAATAAAAACAATATTATCATTGTCTAAATTAAAATTTTTAATTCCAATTAATGCAGATTCAACAGCACCTCTAGTTAAAAAATCTAATGATGTAAATATAAATTTAATATGTTTATATTTATTAATAATTATTTCACAAAAATTATAATTATCAAGATAAATATTATATATAATATATATTGTATCTGTAATAATAGATTCAATTATATATTCAATTTGATGCTTACCATTAATATAATTTAATGGTATTGGTAATGAGTAATTATCTTGTTCATAAATATTACCACATAGAATTATATATATCATTATATTATATTACTAAAACTTTTATCAAATAATCTATCCGCATTTAATAATGATGAACAATTAGTAAATAAATTTTGATTAAATAAAATAATATTATCATCATTAATGATTTCATCTTGAAATCTAATTTTTTTTTTCTTATTATCTAATAAAACTTTTGCAAAACTTAAAAATTGTTCAGAAATTTCAATATTATCACGAAAAAATATTTTTAAATCAGATTTAGACATTTTATTATACTTGTCATTTGAAATTTTAAAATATCTTAAAGCAATATTTAAATTATTCATTACATTAATATATAAAAAAAATTGATTAAATATATATTTAAAAATATTAACATTAATATATTAATGGACAGTACATTATTTCAGGTAGAATATAATGAACAAGGAAAAAAAGATATTATTTTAGAAAATATATCAAAAATGATGTTTAATAGAAAAATATATGATAATAAAGAAGAAATATTAGACAGTTTTATGAAAAATTTTGATGATGATGCTACCTATTTTAAAAATGGAGATGCAAAAATTGCAGTAAAATTTTTATTAAGAAAGATTACAACAATAAGAAAGGTAGAAGATATTGAAAATTTTTTAGAAAAATTCAAAGATTATCATAAAATTTTTATTGTTACTAAATTAGCACCCAAAGCATATAAACAATTTTTAGAATATGAAAAAACTGATGTTTTTAGCGATAATGATTTAATGGTAAATATTATTGATAATATTTTAGTACCTAAACATATTGTATTAACTGAAGAAGAAGTAGAACAATTTAAAAAAGAATTTGGTGTTAAGAAAAAAGAAATGGGCAAGATTTTATCTACAGATCCAATGGCAAGATATTATGGTATGAAAGCTGGTGATATTGTTAAAATAGAAAGACCATCAATAACTTCAGGTATTTCAATTTATTATCGTATTTGTGTTGCTGCAAAACCTATTTAGTTTTTACACCTTTGCACATTTAAAACACCGATTTAATATAAAAACAAGTTATTATTAAATTATTATAAATAAATTATTATAAACGGACAAAGAATTATAGAAAGAACAAAAAAAAATATATTTATTTTTATTAAAAAATACTAAATTCTATCCATATAGATTTTTTCCTTTATATTAAATTGAAATGAGAAAAGGTGTAAACTATATTTTTTTTAGATTTACCTTTTATTATAAGTTTTATCTAAATCTAACATAGTAATTATTACTTGCAGTAAGTGGAAATTCTTCTTCTTTTGTAATAACTTTATTTTCAATAAAGTTATATACTGGTATATTATTCCAAACTAAAAACCCATAACTAACATAAGGATTTAATATTTTTGTTGTATATTCTTCCTGTAAACTCATTGATATTTCGCTAAATGCATAGTTACTTATTAAAAAACTATTATTTGATAAATTTTCAAAATTATCTATTTGATAAAATTTTACATTATCTTTTTTATATATATTTTTTATATATTTTTTTTGTAATAATGATGCTTCTTCTAAATCAAATATGGTATAAGTATTTATTTTTACATTAAATAAATGTGCTATGTTATTAATAAAAAAACATAATCCACCATAACCTCCTCCAATTTCAATTATATTTAAATTATTCAATGAAATACTATTTATATAATTTAATATTAAAAATGAGTGTAAAATATATCTTAAATTAGTAGGAGAACATTCGGTAAAATTATTTAAAGTTGTTTTATTAGGTTTACCATACAAATCATTTTCATGACATAAAGTAATTAAATAATCTTTATTTGATGTGTATAAATTATAAAAAATATTCATTATAATAGTTAAATATTGTTCAGATTGTTCATGACTTACATGTTCCAATATATCAGTATAAGAAGTATTTGATTTAAAATTTAATTCATATTCTGATAGATTTAAATTTGTTTTTATACATTCTAAATAATTATTATACATCGTTTATATAATAGTTTATATAATATTTTTAAATATTAAACTAATAAATTATTACACCTTTGCACAATTAAAATGCTGATTTTATAATAAAAAACTATTTTAAGATATAATAATATTATATCTTAACCTCTTTTGTTTGGAAAAAGTTCCGAATCATTTATTTACAAGACCACGCGTGGACTTGTAAATAAACACGTAATAGTAAGAAGTCTATATTGATTTGTTCTTTTAAGGTTTGAATGATTACAATGTCTATCGGTTAAGCTATATGCAAAATAATTCTTTTTATGCCTTGTAAAACTTCATACCCATTATATGATGGGTTATAGCCAAATTTTTTACACAGAATCTGTGCCTTTCGTCGGCGTTTTAATTGTGCAAAGGTGTAAAAACTATTATTATTTTATAATTATAAAATAATAATAATTGGGATAGTGGAGGATACACTCCTCCACTATCCACTCGATCTGAAGGATTCATCCCAAAGATAACTAGTTTGGAGATTTTCCAAACAGGTTATATAAGAAACGGTAGTTGCTTACTTCACTGGCAGTAAAAACCTGTTGGTTGTTAGCACCAGGAGTAGAAACCGGTTGGTTGTTTACCTGAGACGCGTTCGCCAGAATCTGGGTGTTCAGAGATAACTCGAGCGTATCTACTCCCTCAAACAAGACTGTGGGAGTGACACCTAAACTGTCCGATTGGTCATTACGTTCAGGTTGAAGAGCTCGAGCAGGTGCATTATGTCCTGGATTATGCACAAATTCACGCAAAGGGGATCCAAAAGGATGATAAACTGGAGATGATCCTCCAGTTCTTGGGGTGCTAGGCGCTACGTTGGACATGGTTGCTAGCTGTATCAGATAGTATCCAGTGAATTAAGCATAAACTTAAAAATTCAATTTTTTTTAATAAGACAATATATTATCATCAAAAACATGTAAAAAACTCTTATAATAGTCACATTTATTAATTAAACGCCTTTTACGTTCTAATAGCTCATCTTCAATATCTTGATTACTCATTTTTAATATTTGATCAATTCTATCACTAATATTGTTTACATCTACAAAATCAATTAAATCAGCAAAAAGATTATCATACCATTTGTCTGCAGATCTTTCAGATATAACCCAAATATGATGAATAATATATGGAATAATACGATGTACTTCTAATATAGTATTACCTTGATAATAATGTGTATTGATACCTATTTTAGTAATAGAACAAATAGTTTCATAGTCTTCATTCCAGCAATTATTAGAAATAAACATATTTAAATCATTTTTTTTACAATATGTATGTACTGGTTTTAAAAAATCTCGTCGATGTTCATTCATTACACCAATAAACATAACTGAATTTGCTCTGTCTGAAAAATTTATATGATTATATATTTTTAATGAAGGCGAAAAGCCTAATGGAAAAAATTTAGCATAAATATTTTTGTTATTTAAATATTCAATATTAACTTTACTATAGTCCCAAACATCAATAGCTTGTTTCATTTTATCAAAATAAGACTGATCATATTCTGGATCAACATCTAATTGTTCAAAATTATATAAAATATATTTTTTTGGCATTATTTTTAATTTATGTGCATTCATTAAAATATATATTGAATCAGAATTATCAATAATATTAACAATTTCATATTCAAATTTACTATTATTTTTATTATATCTACAGCAAACATCTCTTAATATTTTAGCAATATTTTCAAAATATAGTGAATTATTAAATATTTTAATTGATGGCATCATTTTAATTAATAATATAAATTACTATTTATATTATTATTTGTTTATAAAATTATCAATTTGATTATATAATTCATTAAATATATTTTTGTCTTGATTTACAATATTATTTTCTTGATTTGTATTTACTTCAGATTGTTGCATTAATTTTAAATATTTTTTATTATAAATATTTTTTTTTTTCTTAATTTCTAATTCTTGTAATTTTGATAATTGATTTTGTAATAATTCAACACGTTTTTTTTCATCTAAAAGCATTTGTTGAAAAATATCTAATTGTTTAGCTAATTTAATATTTTCAATATCTTTTTTTTCACACATGCTGCATGGTTTAACTAATATTTCTTTAATAATTGATTCTTTTTTTTCACAATTTATACATTCTTTATCTACTAATTTTGTAATAAAATTTTCTTTTTTTGTACATTCTTTACAATCAAACTTTTTTATATCAGTTATTTTATATTGTAAGTCACTTACCAT